GCCTGATACAATCTGCCAGTCTCGGCATCAGTTCTTACACCCAACATGATTTTCACCTTGTTAGTAGGCTGGAAACCAAGTGCATCCTTAATCTCGGAGAAGTCACCCTTGAAGATCTTGTCAAGGTTATCAAACCTACACTCACACTCTTCAGGTTTAACCTTAGTGTTAGGAACCATTTTCTTGAGGTTAGAGTCCCAAGACGTTATACTAGGAATGCAGAGATAAGCCTTTACAAACTCCATGAGTTCCTCTTCACCTACATAAGCAGGTCTGTAGTCCTTATCAATATCAGCAGGACCATTAGAATACACAGGAATAGACTTAGTTGCAATATCTTCTGATGTTGCCCAAGCTGTCCTACCATACTTATCAATAACTTGAGTTTTACCTGAGTTAGCACCTACTCTTGCTCTGTTCTGCAAGAACAAAGCCATAGTTACAAGAGGCATCTCAAAGCCAATCTTCTCAGTATCAGGCTGGAATACAATCTGAATTCTGGCATTAGCAAACTCATTACCATCACTGTCTGTTACTGTCCCAAGATAATTAGGAGCTTCATCCAATGTAGTGTTGAATAGAGCTTCATGCTCTTTCTTGTCAGGGTTCACAGCTTTAATACATACAGGAGCTACACCTACATATCTCTTAAACTCCTGGGCTTCCTTTGATTCTGTTCCTTTAGCAATTGCCATAATACTTATTTTTGTTTGTTGTTAAAATAGTTATGCCTCAATATCTGAAGCATCGAAAGTCTCTTCATCTTCTACCTCTGTAGTCTCCTCTGTCTCAGCAGGTACAGTCTCTTCAGTATCTTCTACAGGAGGAATGATAGTGTCAGGATAGATGAACTCATAGCTTGTCTGCTTAACAATCACACCGTCCTTGTTTACCTTGTCTGTAGGAGTTACTACCTTCTTGATAATATCCTCAGTACCATAACCACCAGTCATAGCCTTAGTGGGAGCATCAGTCAGCTCAATAAGATTAAGTACTTCTGCAAGCTCTGCATCAATCTTAGCCTTCTGTGCTTCAAGCTTGTTCTTCTTCTGAATGAACTGATCTACATTTTGAGCTGTTCTCTTCAGTCTTGCCAGCTCGAACTTTGTGAATTTCTTTTCCATGTTTGTAATTATTTATGTTAAAAATTAAATGAATACCTTTGAGGTATCAAATTTTACTTCATTGTTCTCATTAGACTCTGCTACAAGAATCTTCTTGCCTCTAAGATGCAAGGGTCTTGCCTCTCTAATGGTATTATCACCACCTTCAAATGAGAGGTAAGTCTTATTACCATCTCTATACAGATAACCAACTGCATCTGCTTCTCCACAGACAATGTCTCCAGTCTTACCCGCAAGGTCAACAGCCATTTCAGACATCTCTTCTGAGTCCTTCTTAATCTGTTTTTCCTTCACATGAGTAACTAAGATTAAAGTCTCACATAAAGGCTTAAACATATCAATAAGTTGCCTCATAGCTTTCCTCATATAGAGATAACCTGCACCATTAGGCAACAGTCTTACATCAGCCTTAGGGTCTGGCATAAGTTTACCAGTCTTAGGGTCTTTTACAGGCATACCTTTTGCATCAGTAAGCATTCCCCAACCACTACCCATAGGTGTGTTTCTATAAAGGTCTGCTGCTACAGGTACAGACATTTCTTCAAGTCTTGTAGCATTGTCAATTGTGATGAACCTATAAGGTGCTCTCTTTAGTTCTGCACCCTTAGCTAAGATAGCAGCTTTAATCTCATGCATATCTCTTGCAGTTCTGGCTTGTACTTTCATTACTGAAAGTGCTCTATAACCATCCTCCAAGTCTATGATGAGATTATCATCAATGGCTGCTACAAAAGAACTCTTACCTGATTTTGGTTTACCAAAAATCACTAAGAGTTTAGGATTGTAGTTGTCAACTACACTTCTTTCGGTAGGTAATTCAATCATTTTCTTTTGAAATTAAATATGTTGCGTATACTAAATGATATTAGTGATACCCATGACTTTTTCTTGAGTTTATTATCTTCAAGGAACTTATATACTTTGCCTATAGAGGCTGAGTCATTAGCTTTAGGTAATTCTGAGAAGAATGATACTGCACCATCAAAATAGAGAGGACATATGCTTCCATTAGCACCATAATCTCTGTCTTCAATAATCTCCATGAATCTAATATGATTCCTGAATTTAGTGATGTCATATCCTTCATACTCTGTAAGTCCATACTTAAATGGACTATACAATCCTATAACCATATTCACATCTCTGGTAGTAGTCTTACAATCTGCAAGACCATCAGATGAAGGTTTAATCTTACCTAACTTAAAATTCTCAATGCCTTCTTGAGCTTGAGCCTGATGTTGCACAAGTATAGTAGTAATGTTGAGTTGGTCTCTAAGAGTGATAGCATACTTTGAGAACTTCTCAATAGTTTGCATCTTATTAAGACCACTCTCAAGTGAGAGATTAGCTGCATTATCAACTAAACTTATGATATATAACTCTGGGTCATTAGGAGTATAGGGATTAACTGGATCAATGATTTGTCTTTCTTCAGACTTACCAGTGACTTGATTTTTAGCCTCAATAGTCTTGAAATTTAGATGTCCATGTGACAGTGCGAACTCTCTCAGCTTCTTATTTATACCTGTGGGATTCTTCTCATTGTCTACATATTCTACAACATCCTCAAATTTCTTGATGTACTCCTGATACCTGGCAGACTCTAATAGGTTAAGTATATAGTCTGGTACAGGTTTGTCTTTATCTGTGCTTGCAAGTTCAGTAGGAGATATAATGATACCATTTAATCTATAGAGTAAATGGCATTCAAATTCTATGAACTTCTTTCTTGCACCCTCCTCCAAGCAAAAGTAAAATATCTTTACTCTTACTTCTGGATGCTGCATCAAGAAGAATATAGTCTCATATATGAACACAAAGTCACAGAACTTAGTCTTGCAAACCTTCTGATTGGCTGTTACAATAATGAACTTGCCCATCTCAGTTCCAGGAAGTAACTCTCTGAATCGTGGAAATGGCCAAGGAATACAGTTGTATTTGCCACTCTCTGCTCTTTCCTTCCTCTCTCGAAGGTAGGCCATAACACTATTAAAGTAACTCATACCATTGTACTCATCCAATCATCCCTCTGAGCATCTATCTGTCCCTCATTCTCAATTAGAGTCATCAGCTCTGAAATAACATTTACATTATCATCAGCATCTTTCTCTGACTTAAG